CTTGGAACTCTTACTTCTATCTCTTCATCCTCCCGCCCAAGTTTTTTTAGTGCCTGCACCCTCATATTCCCAGCGATTACTCGGTTGTTCTGGTCTATTGCTATAAGTTCCACATAATTAAACTTTCTCAAAGATTCCAATAACTGCTCCGCTTGTTTCTCGGTCATCTTACGGGGATTTCCGTCAAACAATTTTAAATCTTTTATTTTTCTTTTTTCTGTTTTCCATTCTAAATCCATATTTTATTTATTTTTATTTATACTAAATTTTCTATGAAAAATCAAACATTTTACAAATTATCCCAAAAATACGGGTCTGCTTCTATCCACTCCTGCGTCTCTTGGGGGCAAAGTGCAAAATATGCACCGACGAGTTTCATCGGATTATTCTCGTATAAGAATACCGCCTCCGTCTTTTTTCCATATTTCAAAAGCCTTGCTGGGTCAACTGGCTTGCAGTATCCTTGCGGGAGCTTGATTACAATAAAAGCCTTATTCTTTTTTGCTTGTTCTACAAATTCCTGCCGTAAGTTAATCCAAGCTTTATTTTCGCTCCAATGTATGGGTTTATTGAATTGTTTGATGATGATTTTCATTTTTTGCGATGTTTACACGACCGTGTAAACAACTTCTTTGTTTGAGACTGAATTATTTTTTATAGTTTTAATTTATTTTCCCGACCTTTTTCTTTTAACAAATCTTCATACTTTTTCTTATAAATCTTCGCAATTTCATCTAATTCTACTTTCGTGAATTGTTTCACTTCCCGAGCTTTTTCCCAAAGTTCTTCTTCTGCTTTTTTGCCGTATCTCTTTATTACTACTTCCCTTAAAAGAGCGGGCTTCCCAGCACCCCAGATGTTGCAATTTATACACTGAGCGAACACATTAGTTTCCGAGAAAAAAACAGCATTATGACCAAAGGCTTGTATGAAATGCCCAGCATTCATAAATTGTCCTTTGCCTTTTCTCCCGCAAGTCTGACAAGTCCAATTATCTCTTTCTTTTATGTATAAAGCAAACCATTTCCAAGCCGTTGTTCTTTTAAGAGATTTCATTGTTTTATTTTTTGTTCGTCTAAAACCTTTCCACAATCTACACATCTTACCCGAGTTATCTCTATCGTTTCGGTTTCAGTATTTAAATGCTTACACCCGTTCGGAGATGGCAATTCTTTTTTTACATCAGCCCAGCGGATGACTTGCTTCTCTGATTTGAACCTTGAAATAAATTCTTTCAAGTCGGGATATTTTTCGTGGAACTTAATACTTTCATAAATCCAAGATTTCCCTTTTTGCAAATCTTTTCCAACTCGTTCCAAAATGGAACTTGTTCCCTTACTATATTTCTTATAAAGAGGAGAAGTAATAATCAACCGCCCGATTTCGTGTCTTTTCTCAATCTCGTCCATTGCTTGACTGAAAGATTTGATGTAAATTACATTTTTACACTCCTCTATAAGTTCATTATATTCTTTTAAATCCTCTTGCTTAATTATCGATTTCATCTTTTTTTAACCATATTTCCGACGCAATTTGCATTGGTTTTTTACAAAAACAATAAAGTTCAGGAATAGGCATTCCTCCCGGGACTAAAACTTCACAACCGCACTCTCCACAAGCATAAATCAAAAAATACTGTTTATCTTTTTTTAATTTTTCTTCTATTTTTAACATTTTTTTACCGAGCCGGGGCGTCGTTGTGGTAGTTCCTCATCCCGAAAAATATTATAAATCGGGACTTTTTATGTTTCCACGCCATGGAAAGAAGTAGAACCACCTCCGAACCCCGAACGCCCCCGCCCGAATTTTTAACGACCTATAATCGATAATTTAAATAATTCACTTCCCAAAAGAACGGATTTTCTATTGCTTCTCTTTGTTTTTTCTCGGGTAAAAGTGTAAAATACATTCCTAAAAGTTTCATCGGCTTATCAGGATAA